CCATCATCTGGTCAACTCCGCGGCCGATGAGCCCGCAAACGTCGGCTTTGTCGTCCCACCGACCGGCCGGGAACTTCACGAGTTGCTCGATCAAGTCCTCGCCCCACTTGCGGCGGATGGGAACGTGGACTGTGCCCGCCGTCGCGCGAGCGTGAAACGCTTGCAGCTTTACTGCCTTATCCTCAAGCGACGGCAGCGATTCGATCGCGACAAACTTCTGTGCGTGCTGCATGGCGCTGCGAATCGCGGGGCCAATTGCTTTGTCGATCAAGCCGCCTTCGTTGAAGTGCCTGACGGGTTTCCACAATCCGATGAGTCGAATGAACTGTGCAATGCCCACATCCGTCTCAACCTGCCCGCTCCACCAGTCCACCGCCCATAGATCACCGATCCGATCTACGCCCCATACTCCGTGCTCGGTAAAGTCGGGTTCCTTCTTGCCATGCCGCGGCACCATCGTCGCGTAGTCCGATGCGCTGTAGATCCGTAGCGTCTTCGGCAGCGCGTCGATGTTGTCCGGATCGTAGCCGAGGATGCTCATGTGTCAATCCTCGCTTTGTCCAAGTCAAAACGCTTGAACATTTCCCGATTGAAGTGGATACCCGTGAACGGCGCCGGCCGCTGCTGGTAGAGCGCCGACCAGGTGCGCGCCGCCCGCGGATTGTCGCGCCACGTTGACCAATGCTCCCTGGTGAACCATTCCGGCCAGAGGAACTCCCCGATCTTGCGGCCGAGCGGATCATCCTCGCGCTCCGCCTCCGCGGGCACCGAGAGCACTTCCCACGTCTGCCCGTCGCGGCACAGAATTTGCCCACTCTCACCGCTATAATCAGACGGCAGAATGGACCCGGCCAAGTCCTCTTCCTGCCAGCGCGTCATCACGATGATTACCCACATCTTCGGCTTCGCGCGAGTCATCGCGGTGTCGATGTATTCGTTGTAGGTCTTCTCGCGCAGCGTCGCGGAGTCGGCCTGCTCGCGATTTGCCACGGGGTCATCGATAATGATCCCATCCGCGCGGTTTCCAGTGATGCCGGCGAGCAGGCCGGCCGCCATCATCGACGATCCATTCGTCAATTGCCAGTCGTCCACCGCGCGCTGGTCTTCGAGCAGGATCGGCTTTTCCTCCCAGATGGACGTGTACCGCGGATCGCGCATGATCGAGCGCACTTTGCGGCTCTGCTTCGCAGCGATCGAGGTTCCGTAGGAGGCGAGGATTATCTGGGTGTTCTTCTTGCGGCCCATCGCCCACGCCGGCGCGAGCACCGAGGCGTAGGTGCTCTTGGCGGAGCCTGGGGGCATGAACAACATCAGCCGCCCGCGCGGCGTCTCTATGCAGCGCTGGATCGCCTGCATCATGAGCAGGTGGTGCAGGGCGACGCGCGACTCAACCGGCGCGTAGGAGACCTGCACACGCTCTGTGCGGTCCTTCAGCTTCCCAGTGTTGTCCTCTGCGTCATCTACGTCGAGCATCGGCACGCCGGGGATGTCGATCGACTGGCTGAACTCCACGAGACTGGCCCGCGCCCGCTGCCGGCGCAGAATCTCCGCCGCAATTTGCTGTGGGCCAAGGTCGCTCACAAGAGCAACGGATCGATTTCGGTGAACTCGGCCTTGATCGGCGCGAGCCGCGGGAGTTGGTGCTGATTCAGCGCCGCCATCAGTTCGTCATCGCTCATCTTGGCGAGCATCGCGGCCACCTGCCGATTCGCGGGGATCTGGATGATCGCCTGATTCGGCTTGCCGTGGCCTCGATCCAAGACCAGCTCGGCGGCGCGCAGCCGATCGCGATCCTCCGAGAACGGAGAGTCCATTACGTCCGCGATCGTGCGGATGGCGCGCTCCGTGTGCTCTCGCGCGAGGCTGTCGGCGGAGCGGCTCATGTGATGGGCGCTCTGTGCTCGACGGCGTAGGGTACCGGAACAATGATGACGATGGGGCGCGTCAGGTAGCGCTCTGTGTAGAAGCCGGCCGCGAAGAATGCGACGGCGGCGAATATGGCGAGTAGTGTTCTTTTGAGCATGGGGCCTGATCCTATCAGACCCCGTGCGAGTTTGGAATCTAGCTGACGCCGCGGGTCGCGTGAAGCGCGATGTCGCTCACCATGAGGGAGAGCAGCCAAAGACCCAAGCCAAGCCAGCCCCAGGCGGGCTTCGACGGCGGCGCCTCGAACAGATGGAAAGCTGCGAAGGCGAAACATGCCAGCGCGCACACCTGTAAAACGAATGGAACAATATTCATGCCAATACCCCTGGTGAAAGGCTGATGGTGCGCGGGCGCGGCGCGGTCGTCTGTGCGCCAGCACACTTTGGGTGGGGCTGGGGGGTGTTTGCAATTAGCGTGCCGCTGAAAAAGAATTTTGGGCCAGGGGGTGTTTCCTATTTGCTGGTCGCTGAAAAAGAATTTTAGGCCGGGGGGTGTTTCCCATTTGCTGGTCGCGTTGCGCTTGCAACAAAGTGCCCGCCTCGCCTTGAGCCTTGAGCCTCCCAAAAGGGGGGCTCACCCCCCAAAAGCCATTAGCCATATGCGGAGGGTCGCGGACCGACGCGAACAGCAATTTGCAAGCCGCGCGTTGCGCAGTGCAACATGGCATGGATCTTGCGTCTAGGTCGCCCTGGCGACGTGTTACACCAGGGATAGGGCTGATTGCTATGCGTAACCTATGCGGAACATCGCTAATTGCCCTGAGAAAGGCGATGTTGTTACGGGTGTATATCTTGTATCTCTTAATAATGAACTACGCGCCTATGCCTGCGTGCGCGCACACATGCGCACGCGCACACATGCGCACGCGCACGCGGCCATGCACTTTTTCGACGTAACACCATTACACGCGTAACATTGAGCAATCAGCCGTCCGCTTGGCGTGTTCCGCTTCAAAAGGCGTAACAAAATCAATCGGACATCGTGTAACACAATCAGTGCTTGACAAATATTTTTCACGTAAATATTATGTGTGATTCGTCAACCAAAGGAGTATTTCATGTCCGTTTATACCACTATGCCCATCGCTAACTTATTGAACCAATTAGAAAAAGACTTACAAGCTGCGGGCGCGCGGCTCTTAGCTCAAGCAATGCGCATGCATTCAACCGACGATCCCGGCCGCATATGCTTAGTGCGAGCAAGCGAAGCAGTGCTCATCGCCGCGCGCAAGGTGGGGAAGCATATAGCAATAGCGAAACTCGATAACCTACTTGACTGAGTGACAAAAATTGTCACTAAGTGACGTCACAAAGTGACCAAAATTGTCACCTTGCAATGCACAACAAGCCAAGCGAGCCACCGAATGATCGATATGCTGTTGGCACGGTCCGTGCAACGTCTTACCCGAGACAAGCAGATTAACCCGGCGGAGACACAAGACCATGATTTACATTTTCCTCATTCCAGTAGCGATTTACTTCGGCGGGATGATTCTGTTGTGCATCGGCTCGGCGTTCAAGTCATGAGCCGCGACAAGTTGGAAACCGTTCTTATATGCGCCTTCGGCGCGATGCTGCAGGCTGGCGCCGTGTTCCTGATGTTCGCATTTCTTTACCTTGAGAGAATCCGCACATGAAATACAAGTCAGAACTTCCGCTGCATTACGCCACACTCACGCGCGGCGAAGTGTGGCTCATATCCTTCGCCACGGTCGGAGCGATAGTGTGCTTCGCGCTGGCAGCAATCTGCGGGGTGCGATTATGATTACCGTCACTGAACAGCCAATGCCTAAATCCCGGCGCGGCGCGATGCACCCTTGCACGCAATGCGAATTAGCGGATAGCGCTAACGCGTTCCTGGTCTGGTTCCGCGCCTTCATCGGCAAGGAAACCTTCGCAGAGATTGAATGCGCGGAACTGACGGCACTGCGGACAGCGCTCGCACGCGCCAATGCCGAGCACGGCAGGGGGCAATCATGAGCCGCGTTGCACACTTGGAAGATATCGCCCACAAACGTGAGTTTTACAAAATGGATCAATGGACGTTTGCGGCTGGCCCTTGCTGCGCTGTGTTGCTGCGGGCGATGGCGCGCGAACTGTCCGACCTGATTTTCATGGTTCGCGAGTACGGGTTAACCGGCGGACTACGGCAGATCGACGAAGGCCAATTGCTCGCCACCATCAAGACTGCGCAGGCGTTACTCGCACAGGTGAAATCATGAGCCGCTATCGCAGTGCATTCCAGTTCTTTTTCGACCACGGCATAACGCGCACCTGGGGCGAACCGTTGCACGTTGTCGGTGAGGTGCAATCATGATTACCAAACGTAAAGAGCAAATCATCGTCAACCAATGGGCTGCGCTCCTACGCTTGCTCAAGCGTGACATCGCCGACGATTACCGATGCACCGACGATGCCGAGGACGACAAGCCGGGAATGTTGGTTACATTCGCCATCAACACTGATGGCGAATGGGCCTACCAGACTGGCTGTAATTCCTTTACCGGAGGCGCCTACGGATTTCTATACTGGGGTTTGGCGTATCTTGACCGGCGCAGCAATTGCAAAGAGCTTGCGCAGTCTGCTTTCAACGAAGCGGCCGAACAATTGGAGCAATTATGATTACCGTCACTGAACAGCCAATGCCTAAATCCCGGCGCGGCGCGATGCGTCAATACAATGCACTGATGAGTGCCTACAAGCGTGCATTAGCCGGAGGCGGAACTTTTGGATGGGACTGGCGCACGATGCGCTTAAACGATTCCGAGACATACGCGAAGCTGCAAGCGCTTTGCGCGGTCTACTCACAACTACCGGAGTGAATGAACATGAAAACAGTATTTGACAATCGGCAATGTGCGCACGTTTGGGCGCAGCGTTCGCAGCCTAACGGCCGCAGCGGCTCGATGAAGTTTGACGGCGACGTGCTTTACAGTTACCAAACACCCATCGCGGCATTCCACAATGTTGCGCACGACCCATTGTTTGTTGTGCTCATCACGTCACAAACTTACAGCGTGACCACTAGTGGTAAGCACATGCCGGCCGCGCGTCGCGCCGTGACCAATTTCCGCACGTTCACTGTGCCTTTTGTCTGCGCCAATTCCGCAGCGGATCACAGGGCAAATCTGGAGCATCTTGTCGCCATGTTTTGGAAAAAGGTTGATATTGCCAAGCGTGCGCGCAGTGTGATCGGGCATATTTATTACGAACTTATACCGATTGAACGCGACATCCGAGCGTATGCGAAATTATTCGGCGGGATGGAAGTTCCGAACGACATTCATTCGCAATTCGTAGCTAACGCTATTGAGCGGGAAGCGAATGAGCGAGAAGCGAAGAACAATACCCCGGCAAAGATTGCAGCGCGCGCACGGGCGACAGCGAAGCGTGAGGCGGCCGAGCAAGTGAAGCGTGAGGCAATCGCAGCGGCGCAGGGCGATAGGCTGAAAGAGTGGCTTGCAGGCGAAAGCGTATGGGGTAGTTTGTTGTCGGCTAACAGCGGCGCGTACCTGCGCATCATGGGCAATACCGTACAGACATCGGAGGGTGCGAATGTGCCCGTCGCAGATGCACGGCGCATTATCCCATTGATACGTGCATGCAAAGCAGCGGGCGAAGTGTTCGAGCCTGACGACCGCGCAGCCTATGGCGTAGGAGTATTCCAAGTAAATCACATAGCAGCCAATGGCGACATCAAGGCGGGCTGTCACTTCATCGAATTTTCTGAGATAGACCGAATCGGCAAACTGCTAGGAGTCTAGCGCCATGAGCCAATACAGACACGATTTTTCGCGCGGTGCTGCCGGCCGGTAGTTGGAAGCGACAGTTAGGGCCGCGCATCGCGTACCTGGACCGGATCAATAACTAGGAGAGATGTATGAGATTGACTAAAGCAGTAGTGAAGAGCATGGACGCGTGCACCGAAGGTTACGCGTATTTCGTTAAGAACTTCCCGAGCGGAGCGGATTACGAGGAAGTGCAATCCAAGCTGCGCGCGGATAAGCGTACTGATTGGGCGGCATGGCTCACGAATGCCGCACGGAGTGCAGCGCTTAAAGATCCGTCGCAGATTGCCGGTTTAGCATTGGCCGAAGTGAAAGGCGCAATAGCCGACACTGCCGATTCACCTAACAC